TCACTTACAAAAAATCTTCCTTCAATATTTGTATTATAATAATCATCAGTCATTAGAACATCTCTTTTAAATTGTTCCATAGTTTCATAATAAGACATTGATTTTTTATGAGGACATAGGTAGAGTATTTCTCTCAAAAATTTATCTTCACCAAGAAGTTTTACATCTTCATTTAATTCATCGCAAGATCCAAAATATTTTTTCCAATCACTTTCTTTTGTTTTTCTTCTACCAGTCTTTTTATCTTTTCTCCTTGTCCAAAAAGATTTTTTACCAACATATTTTCTATCATTTGTTAAATTTGTTATGAGATAAACGAACCCCTCAATACCTTTAGGAGCCTCTACAAATTCGGTTTCGTTATATCTCCAAGACATAAAAATACTTTCTACCATAAAAATATTTATAGTGAAAGTATTTTTGACTCATATCAATAACTTTATCATAAATAGTTTGACAAACTTTTGGAAAGAAGATGAAAACATTCCAAGAATTTATGACTGAATGTTATGATATTCAGGAGACAACACCCACATCCTCCAAAGCATGATAGAATACTTGGAAGCACTTTAACTGTTTATAAATAAATCTATGGAAGTTAAAAAAAAAATGGATACCAACGATCTCCGTAGTCTTCAAGAAGCATATTTAGAAGTTGTTAATGGTCAGCAACTTGATGAAGCAGTCAAGGGAGAAGACTCTGAAATGAGAAGGGCTGCAGCTGCGGAGAGAAGGTCTGGAGATAAGAGAGTCTCGCCATCGAAGGTTAAGGATTATGTTAAACAGCAGAAGCGAGATATTTCTTACATGGATAAGCTAACGAAGAAGAATAAAGATATAGTCGGAATGACTCATGAAGAAGTTGAACTTGATGAGGATTCACGTCGTATGAGCAATAAGCAACATACTGCTCGTGTAAGAGACAATATTAAGAGATTTAAAAATAGTAAAATAGAATACACTCCTCCTAGCAACTACGATCCTGATGCTAATCGTGGTAAAGGAGAAGTTCTTACTCGTAAGCAGATTGAGAAGAAACGTCGTAAGGCACTCCGTCAAGAAAGTGGAGATTTTGATACCTTTGATATTGTTTTAGATTATATTTTTGAAGAAGAACTGGTAGATACATTAGAAGAAGCACTTGTTTTAATGTCCGAAGAGTTGGATCAAGATGATATTGATTTCATTCTTGACGAAGCATTCAAACAATTCCCAGAGAAAAAAGTATCAAGAAAAATTCAAAGAGAAAAAGATAGACTTCGTGCGGGTATGGACAGAGCAGAAAAAATATCTGGAACTCAGCTTCAAGGAAGGCAAGATGAATTGAATCGTAAACGGGCAGGTAGAATCACGAAAATGAGTAGAACTATGTCCGATAAAACATTTACTAGCCCTGAAGAACGAACAAAAATGAATACAAGGGCTCAGAAGACCACAAGAACGATGGATAGAATTAAAGATAATCAAACTGGAAGTGATACTTACAAGGGTAGACCAAGAGCATATGGTTTAGATCCAATGTTAAAATCTAAAAAGAAAGAAGAACCAAAGAAATCTGAGTCAACTAAAACAACCAGTAAGAGAAAATCACTTGCAGTAAAAGCTGCCCGTGCTGTTGGTAAAGTTGCAGGTAAGGTTGCTAGAAAACTTTCTAAGTAAACCACTTCCCAAAGTGTCCACCGTCTCTTCACAGGGACGGTTTTTTATTGTATGATAACCTTATATACATCAAACCAATGACCCTCTCCCAGACCATGAAGGCAAAGTTCTTTGCCGAAGGTCACACTGTTCCAAAATGCGTGAACGTTGGGTGTGATCGTGATAGTGCTGCCAGAAACTGGGGAAACTGGTCATTCAAATCAGAGTGTACTCGTTGTATGACAGCACGAAAAGAAAAACGTTATGTTATTCGTGATGGTAAAAAATACATCACTTCTAGAGGTAAAGAGATTGGAGTGGTGATTCACAAGAAGGACTATTGTGAGAATTATGATGGGCACTTAGGATTTACATGCCCTGTTCCTAGAGATGGTTGGATTGGATTTGAAAGTGGATTGGATCTTGACCATAAGGACGGAGACCATTATAATAATACTACTGAGAATGTGGGAACTTATTGTAAGTTGTGTCACGGTCGTAAATCCATCATGGAAGGTGATTGTAGTTCTCATAAAGGTTCAGCTCGTAATTTCAACGTTATATGAATAAGATTCTATTGGGAGACTGCCAAGAGGTTTTGAAAACTATTGGTGATGAGACGGTACATCTAACATGTACTTCTCCTCCATATTATAATGCGAGGTCTTATTCCATTTGGCCTACTTATGAAGAGTATCTTCAGTTTCTTTCTAATGTCTTTGAAGAAGTTCTTCGTGTAACTAAACCAGGAAGAATGTGTGCTGTTAATCTCTCTCCAGTAATTGAGCAACGGAAGAGCAGGGCACATGAAAGTAGAAGACTTGCCATTCCATTCCATTTCTTTTCCTTAATGGAGAAGATGGGATGGAAATATATTGATGATATTGTATGGGTAAAACCAGAGGGTGCTGCTATCAATCGTAATGGTGGATTCTTTCAGCACCGTAAACCAGTTGCATACAAACCTAATATTGTAAGTGAGACTATCTTTATTTTTCAGAAACCAGCAGACTTCTTGATTGATAAAGTTGTCAGATCATATGAAGGTGATGTTCTAGAACAGTCTTTGGTGAAAGAAGAGTATGAAAGATCTAATGTCTGGAAGATTAATCCAGAAACGGCATCCAAACATCTTGCTCCATATCCAAAAGAGTTGAGTGATAAGATTGTAAAATATTATTCTTATGTTGGTGACTTGGTTTTAGATCCTTTTATGGGTAGTGGAACTACTGCTATTTCTTGTGTGGATAGTGATAGACAATATCTTGGGGTGGAGTTGCATCAAGAATATGTTGACATGGCAGAAAATAGGATTGCAAAGTTTGCACCACTTAATAAGTTTCTAAAAGACTAAACCACTTCCCAAAGTGTCCACCGTCTCTTCACAGGGACGGTTTTTTATTGTATGGCATAAATAATATGAAGGATTTTTAGATGACGATGAAGACATTCAAAGAATTTATGGCTGAATGTTATAATATTCAGGAGACATCACTGAATAGAATTCGTTCTAAATCAGAGAAAGGTGGAATGGCTATCCTTTCTGGACAGAGAGGAGACAAGTCTTCTAAAGAAAATAAAGAAAGAAGCAAGAGAACTGAAAGAAGGATTCGTGGTGCTGGACTTCCTGGGCCAACAAAAGTTTCTGGAAGATACACAGAAAATCCTGGAACTCCACAAGAGAAGAAAGTAGGTGAGAAGTCTCATGTAGTTTCTTCTGGTAAGATGGGCAAGAAAAGGTTTAAGAAGACAGTTGAAAAACTGGGCACAGAGGCTGGACTTAAGCACAAAAAGAATGTAAAATCAGGTTCAAGCAAAGATGATCAGGACTCAGTTTTAATCCAACGCAAGAAAGGTGGATCTGCTACACTCAAAGGAACCTCCAAAACATCTTGGCCAGGTAAGGGTAAGAATGTTAAAGTAGGAAAGATGAAACCAGGACGCACTGGTGAATTTGATACTAAAGTGAAAAACAAAACATTTACTTATGAAGAAGACTAAGTTTCCATTTCAACATATTGTTTTAGAAGACAAAAAAGAAGTCTGGGTTCTTTGTGATAGTGCCATTACTGCTATGGGTATTGGTTCTATTACGAAAAAGTTTTATCCTGGATATACTCCTCACATTGCTTCTAAAGATTATTTCTCAGAACTATCTAAACTTTAAAGAAATATTATGGGTCTTGCCCCGAACTAAAAGAAGATATAAAGAAGTACGGAAAACTGAACTTTTCTAGAGAAATTTTGTCCCTACATAGTACACTAGGAAAAGTAAACTACGAGGAAACCCGTCAGTTGTTTGTTCAGAATGTTCTGACCGAATCGCTTGACAATGGGGAACCTGCGTTCTACAATTCTAATGTTCTCGGTCGTTACTACAGGAAGGACTATTTTCATGGAAAAGGAACTGATGGATGAGACTCAAATTCTCAAAGACAGCATCGTTGATAGAATCCATGATCTCGTGTCTATGGGTGATTATTTGAATGCTTGTGCTGTTTATGAAGAGTTCAAAGAAAACTTCCATAAAACTACTGACTAAATATTAAAAAATAATATTATAGTATGTTGAAAGTTAACGACATTGTAATTGTAGGTGGTGGATCCGCAGGATGGATGAGTGCAGCCACCTACTGCAAATTATTGGATAATAAGAATATTACAGTTATAGAAAGTCCAGATGTCCCAACAGTTAGTGTTGGTGAAAGTACTCTGGCATTTATCAAGTCTTGGTTGTTCCTATTGGGAATTGATGATGAAGACTTTATGAAAGAAGTTGATGCTAGTTATAAACTAAGTATCAAGTTTACTGATTTTTATGAGAAGGATTATGGTTCTTTTCACTATCCTTTTGGTGAACCATCTAGACAAGTATCACCTCTAGGTGAAGAAGCTTGGTCTATCAAAAAACTTTTAAATCCTAATCTACATTCATCTGATTATTGTAGATCATACTTCCCTCAGACATTAATGATTGAGGATAATAAGATTAATAAAGATCCTGAAGGAATCTTATTTGATCATGGTTATGTATTTGAAAGAGCATCTGCATTTCACTTTGATGCAGCTAAGTTTGGAATTTACTTGAGAGATAAGTATTGCAAACCTAGAGGAGTAAATCATATTGCAGGAACTGTTAAGTCTGTAATTACAAACGAAGATGGAGTTGAAAAACTAATTCTAGATGATGGATCAGAAATTAAAGCAGATCTTTATATTGACTGTACTGGTTTTAGTAGTGAACTCCTTGCAAAAGCTTTGAATGAACCATTTGTATCCTATTCTGATAGGTTGCCTAATAACAAAGCGTGGGCTACAAAAATCCCTTACATCAATAAAGAAAAAGAATTAGAACCTTATACAAATTCTACCGCAATCAATAATGGTTGGGTTTGGAATATTCCTCTCTGGTCTCGTATTGGAACTGGATATGTTTATAGTGATAAGTACATTTCTAAAGAAGATGCTCTAAAAGAATTCAAAGAGTATCTTAAGTCAGATAAGATGACTATTGAATATGATAGGGATGTTGAGTCTTTTGAATATAAAGACATTACAATGCGTGTTGGTATTCATGAAAGAATATGGGTTAAGAATGTTTTAGCAATAGGACTTTCCGCAGGATTTGTTGAACCACTTGAAAGTAACGGGTTGTATACGGTACATGAGTTTCTAATTCGTTCTTTGCAAGTTCTTGATAGAAAAATTGTAACTCAATGTGATATTGACTTGTTTAACTACGTAGCACGTGTTGCTTTTGATGCTTTTGCTACTTTTGTTTACTGTCATTATCTTTTGTCTGTAAGAACCGATACTCAGTATTGGAGAGATGTTCACAAGAGGTCTATTGCGAAATATATTGATTTCCTCGACGATGGTAATATATTTGGAAAATTAATTAAATCAAAAGTACTTGGTGTTAATTATGACTTTGCTCCTGGTATTAGTTGTATTGCAAATGGAATGAATTATAATCCTATGACAAAGAGCCAACTTCTACAAGAAGTTCATTCTCTTAGATTGACAAATTATAAATCTGGTTTGGAGGAACAAGAAAAAATTTGGCAACAATTTAAAATGTTCTGCAAAGAATTTTCAGATTCTTCTCCAACTCTTTATAGGTATCTCAAAGATACCATATATCGTTAATGAATTTTTACCAAGATTCTATCTTTGATTTCAATAAAGATTGCTCATTATCTTCTGTTTATATAAAAACATTAGATTCAAAAATATATTTTATAGATGATGTATTTTTACACCCACATAAAGTATATGAATATTGGTCTCAGTTTCCCATAAAGAGTCATAAAGTTTGTTCAACCAATACTCTTAATGGAAAAACTTTTATGGATGGGAGAGCAAAGTCGGAATTGCCTAGAGAAGATTATCAAAATTTATTGGAAGTCAATGTGCATAGATTGGTGAAAAGAATATATGGAAAAGAAAACTGGGACAACCTTAGAGATACTCGATCAGTAAATCAATTTTATTTACTGGAAGATATGCCAAAGAACAAAGTTTGGTGGCCACATTCTGATGTTGACAATGATCAAAATTCAGTAATAAATATCCTTACTTATTTGAATCCACAAATTAAAAACGGACCAGGAACTTCTTTGTATGTTCCTAATTCCAGTTATATTCCCATCGGTGATGAACATTCCAATCCATGGATTGATGAAGATAACTTCAAACAAGTGTTGTCAATTTTTGGATACTTTAATAGAATGGTAATATTTCCTGGATCAATAACTCATGGAATGACCGCATCAAATATGTTCAAAAATTTTGTAAGAATAGTACAAGTTCAATTTATTTAATTATGTCAACAACAAAACTAAAGACAGCATTTGAACTTCCATTTTATGTTGTTAAAGATGTTCTTTCTCAGGAAGAAAATGATAAGTTAAAGTATGATATTCTTACCATGGCTTCTAATCAAGAAAGGAATGGTGGTACAGGGTGGTTTTCTGGTCCTAAAAGTCCAAAGACGAACTTCGAAGTTTTTTCGTTGGATAAACATAACGAATTTGATTTAATAAAAGAACGTATAACTTCTTATGTGAACAAATTTGCTTCTGAAGAATATAATTCTATTAGACCTTTTGAATCTACAGAAGGTTGGTATAACGTTTATAATAAAGAAAATCTCCAAGAATTTCATACTCACCCAATGAGTGTCTTTAGTGCAATATATTATTGCAGTTTTCCAGATGGTTCTTCTCCAACTGTGTTTAAAAGTCCTGTAGTTGATATGTTTCCACCATTTCCTTTTAGTTCTCCTTCACGATTTTCAAATGACAATCTTGTCATGTATCCGCCAGGAGAAAGAAGTCTTATAATCTTCAGGTCCTTTATTATGCATATGGTTCCTACTGGAGATAATGATAAAACAAGGATCACAATGTCATACAATTTTGCCTAATAAATAAAAGAAATTCGTTTGATTTTTAATTATGTCCTACAATATAGACGAACTAGAAAAAGCTTTTGGTGTTGATCAAGGTGATGAAGGAAATCCACAAAGACATTTGGGTTCACAACCTCGAGCTTCTTATTCTTCAGTAGATGATGAAAAAGTAATGGACCTTGATTATATTAAAAAAGTAACTGATGGTCTCGATCAACAATTACGTAAGGTGGGTGCGGAACTTCAGGAACTAGAAGAACAAACTCAAAGAAAGAGACTGGAATTTACTAAACTTCAAGGAGCGTTTGAAGTTGTTGCTGGTTTTAGACAGGATCTTTCCAGATGAGTGTTCCAGAGTTTACTTTTATTGATGGGTCACACATCAAAGTAAATAAGGATTTTAAAACTACAGTACATGAATATGGTAAACATAAGCAACCTATTCTAAGTTTGGATAATTTTCTTGAGAATCCAGAAGATTTGGTTGATATAATTACCAAACATCCGTTTCCACATTCGGAAACTATGAGTGTGTCCCATCCTGGATGGAGAATAAGTTGTTCCATATATTTTCAACAAATAAAAGAAGTTATAGTTGAAGTTTGTAATGAATACTATAATGTTGAAAATTTTTTTAAAGAAAAAGAAAAACGATATCCTGAAATAGACATTCAATTTAATTTGTATCAAGGTGGTAATCCTTGTCTATTAACTTCTGTTTTACCTCATGTTGATGATGCTTTTCTTGCTTGCAATTTGCACTTGAATCCTGACAGTGAAAATAAAGGAGGTACGGATTTCTTTGTTCATGTTCCCACTGGACTTGAAGGAGATTATTCTCTTCTTTTTGGTGACAAAGTTAAAAACACAATGGACTATTCTCAATTAAAAGAGACTAGAAGAGTTTGTTGGATGAATAATTATCAGACCATACATGATGATTATGAAGTAGATAGTAGACAGGACTACTGGGAAAGGAAGTTTACTGTTGAGGCTAAATTTAATAGACTAAACATATATCCAGCATATCTTTTCCATTGCGTTGGTATGAAGAAAGATTGGTATCTAAATAAAAGGTATTCTTTAGTTGCAGCAATAAGATGACAAACGAAAAGGTTTTATGGGACTCTTTACATAAACCAGTAGATCTAAGTAAACTTGGTCAAAGAATTTTTACGATTGAAAATTATTTCGATAATGTTGATGATGTAAGAGCACATTCATTAACTAAAAATTTTAGTTTGGCTACAGAATATGGTCCCTCTTATAAAGGATATAAGTCACCAAAACTTTCAACAGATATTGAAATTGAAAATAACATTATATCTAAATTAAAAACAACATTAAAATCGGAACTGTCTGGAGTTAATGTTGACAATTATAGATTTGAGGCATATTTTCAATATATGCTTGAATCTACAAAAGAGACTTTTGAGCCTTCTTTTGAAGAAAATCCATTTCACAGAGACGCTGGATATAAAGAGTATGCAGGAGTCATTTATTTGAATCCTGCAGTCGATGCCAGACATGGTACGAATGTGAATGGTGAGTTTGTAGAGAATGTCTACAATAGATTCGTTTGTTATCCAGCACATGCTTGGCACGGACCTGCTGATATGTTTGGAGATTCATTAGAAAATTCTAGAATGACACTGGTATTCTTCTTGTATGAGAATCTAACAGAAAGACTTCCTAGTGCTGGGCCTCTTGATGTATCACAGACTAGAATCGATTGATTTGGGTTGACATCGGATTATCCCTCTTGTATAATATTGGGGTAGTCACATGACTCAGTAGCTCAGTTGGATAGAGCAACTGCCTTCTAAGCAGTTGGTCGTAGGTTCGAGTCCTACCTGAGTCGCCTTGGGGAATTAACTCAGTTGGTAGAGTATCTGCTTTGCAAGCAGGCTGTCAGCGGTTCGAGTCCGCTATTCTCCATGTCCTTTCTTCTTTTATGGGCAAATACGATTTTGGTGGTCTTGACAGAAGTTCTGTTAATATACTAAGATTACTCAGTGAACTTGAAGGTTCTTATCAACTTCTCAAATATATGGGATTTGAAGAGGACATGAATTTCATTAATGAGATGAAACAGAGGTATTATAAACTCTACTTCAAAACCGCAAAGGAAGAAAAGGCAAACTCATAATCCCCTGTGGCGCAGCGGTAGCGCAGTTGACTGTTAATCAATGGGTCGCAAGTTCGAATCTTGCCGGGGGAGTTGGATGGACTTCGGTTCTTCCATAAGAGTCGGGATCATCATATCCGACTCACCTATGTCGGTATGGCGGAATTGGTAGACGCGCTGGGTTTAGGTTCCAGTGTCTTTATGACGTGGAGGTTCAAGTCCTCTTACCGACATTATAGGGTCGAACCATGCAAACATATTCTTATCTATCGGATCAAAATAGACAAATTCCAAAAGAGAATGATCTCAGAACTTGGAATAGTTTTAATGTCTTCGGTAGAACAATATATCATGCATATAATTGTTTGAGTGAAGTGGATATCATAGGACTTCGAGAAGAAATTGATGATGAATTGAGAATCAATCCAGATAATAAAGATGGTTGTCTTGAAGCAACAAACGGATTATTCAGTAGGGAATTGAAGAATGTCCAGTGTTGGAGAAACTTTTTTCAAATGGTCAAGACACATTTGTATAATTATGCAGATGTTACTAATGATCCATCTATCAAACAATTAAAAGTTCATTCTTATTGGGCTAAGAGAGTGCGTGATATTTCCCAAGAAGAATATGATCGTGAACTTTATATCTGTAATGGAAATACTCATTCACATGTTGGATTAGATCTTGGCGTAGTATATTATTTGCAAAATCCTTCAAGAATATACGGAACTATCATTGAAGATTCTGGCAGAGAATTTATTATTCCAGGTGATGAAAATTCTATGGTTATACATCACTCTAGTGTTAATCATGAAGGCGTAGTTCCTCCGCCAAAATTGACTAGAGATTATCCTAGAATTGTTATTGTTGTTGATTTCAAGAGAGTCTAAGTGAAAGACAATAAATTACATACAATTATCTTGAAAGTTCTTAACAGGTATGATATTTCCAAGTATGAAACTTTTGATGAAATAATAACCACCGATTCTAATGAAGTTTCATGGAATATTGATGAAATTGAATATGTAAAAAAAGATCCAAAAATTTATAATAATTTTTTAAAAATTTGTGAACTTGTTGATGTTAAACTTAAATCTAGAAATTCAACTAAGGTAACTATTGAATCGATATTGTTTGATTTGGATATGTCTATGCACATCAATCATTCTCCTAATATAAGTCATTCCAAAATTTGTGTAACAATAGAAGATATTTTGGTCTCTATAGATCTGAAGGAGCTTGACAAATCAATCTAAATAATGTATATTAAACATATGCGGAGTTAGTTCAGCGGTAGAACGCTATCCTTCCAAGTTAGATGTCGTCGGTTCGATTCCGATACTCCGCTCTTAGGAACTTAAGTTCCTCTCATGCTTGATTAGCTCAGCGGTAGAGCATCTCGTTTACACCGAGGCGGCCGGCGGTTCGATCCCGTCATCAAGCATTATAAATAAGAGGTTGAAAAATTGAAAAATGTTACGTATAAGATGTAAACTCTGTAATACAGAGTTGGAAGCACATCCAACGAAGACAAAGTGTTGTGGGTGTGAAAATATAACTACAATTAAAGATAATAAAGTCAGTGCTGTTGACTTGACTCAAGTTATTATGTTAAACTCTATCAGGGAAGATAAGAAAACATCAGTCTTATCTGATGAAGATTTGGCTTATCAAGAGTCAAGAAGAACGAGAAAAGTCCGTAAACTGAACTTTGAAGTTCGATAAAAAATTTGGAAAGGTGACCGAGTGGTTTAAGGTATCAGTCTTGAAAACTGCCGTGTTAATAGCACCGTGGGTTCGAATCCCACCCTTTCCGTTTAGAAAAGTTACAAATTTAAGTATTGCTTAATGTCTGTTAAGGTTTCATAACACAATGATGCCTTTTGAAAACACTTAAGTAGTATATACTTATGTACAATTCAATAACCATCATGGACGAACACACCTACGCTAATTGGGTGAGAGTCAAGGAAACCTTTGAGGATTCTGGAAACACTAATAATATGTTCTATCAAAGAGCATGTGCAATTGTGAAAGGTGAAAAAGATCCACTATCCAAAATGCTCGGAGACAAAGACGAATGATGAGTCCATATGATGACGATTATGTAAGTCGTACAGAAGTACAGGAGATGATCGATGATGCTATACGAAGGCACAATCGAAATGCTTCCATTATTTCTATGTGCGTTGGTTGGGTTGTTCTTGCTTTATTTGCTGAAGGACTTTTGAGACTTGTTGGCGTCATTCCCCCGATTCTACCATGGTTAAAGATAACTTTGTAGAGTGGATTGGCGTCATAACATTATTCCTTTTCGGTATAACCATGATTATTCAGGGACATTTTATTGTGTCTGGTAAACATGGATATCGACATTCAGAACGTGACAAAATCAAAATGAATAATGCTCGTAAACAAGTAGAAGAGTTATTCAAAAAAGATGAGTAAAGAGGAAAAGGAAGAGTTCTATCGACAGATTTATGAAAGAACTCATCAACTTAGAGTTCAATGTTTATTCGAAGAACCCTGTCCATTGTACGAGGATGACGATGACTTCAACGGAATGGCTAGAACTTATTGAGTTCACCTCACATATTTTATATTTGTGGGTTTCATTTATGTGCGGATTAGTTCTTGGTTATGTTGTAGGATTTCGTAACGGAGGAATGTAATGACCAGTTTGACTCTATATACTGTAGTCATATTCGGAACCATAGGACTCTTTGTTCTATGGGGAGTGACACATGCTTATCCTTTTTAAGACGTAGATATGAAAATTTTTCTCGATACCGCCGACATCGATATGATTAGTCCAGTTTACGAAACTGGTCTTTTGAACGGCGTTACAACAAACCCAACTCTTATCCGTAAGAGTGGACGTGATCCAGTTGAAGTAATAAAAGAAATCCATTCCAAATTTGCACAGTTAGAATCAATCTCTGCCGAGGTTGTTGCTGACACTGCAGAGGAAATGATTGATCAAGCAAAAGCATTCGACGGTATGTGGAATGTAACGATCAAAGTACCTTGCACAGTTGAAGGACTAAAAGCATGTCTTGCACTCACAGTTGCTGGATATAAAGTCAATGTTACTTTGGTATTCTCGGTTGCACAGGCAATCCTTGCAGAGAAGGCTGGTGCTGCATATATCTCACCTTTCGTGGGTAGATGGGAAGACAACTCCGTAGATGGTCTTGAACTTATCAAGAACATTCGTAAGGTGTATACTGGAGAGGGTAGATTCACTACTACTCAAATTCTTGGTGCATCAGTTCGTGATGTAAGACAAGTTGAAAAGTGTGCCTTGTTTGGTGCTGATGTGGTAACCATTCCACCAGTAGTATTCTGGGGCATGTACAAAAACATTATGACAGAAAAAGGTTTAGAACTATTCCAGAAAGACTGGGATCAAGTACAAAAACAAGAGGAAAACAAATGAAGGAATTCACCTTTACCGAAGAACAAGTAAAGATGTTGGCTGATGCAGTTTGGATGAGACAACGTTGTTTCATCGCTGGTGATAGAAAGTTCAAAGAGTATGGTGCAATTCTTGATCAAGTTTTAGAAGACATTAACTACGTACCTAGTAGATCATGAAAACATTTAACACTGTTACATTAAATATTACAGTGGCCATACTTGACTTCCTTTATAGGGGTCAAGACATACAACGTTTTTGGGTGCTTGAGACGATTGCTCGGGCACCCTATTTTGCATTTTTGAGTGTATTGCATTTCAAGGAGTCTCTTGGACTCCGAACGCAATCGCACTTTTATTTGATGAAAGAACACTTTGCACAGACAGTCAATGAAACCGAACACCTCGTCGAAATGGAGTCGCGTGGCGGAGCAGGCCGCTGGGTTGATCGCTTTTTCGCTTATCATCTGGTTCTCATCTATTATTGGATTATGGTGGTTTATTATCTTATTGATCCTGTGTCTGCTTATCACTTGAATGCAGAGGTTGAACTACATGCGACGATGACATATGCGAAATACCTGACAAATCATGACGATAAAAAAATAAATGATATAATGAATGATGAAGTGCATCACTATCAAGAATTAATGTCTGCGATTCGACTTGTAGACGGAACTTACCTAACGAAAGATGAACGAGAAACTAACCCTGAGGAATTGTCCGCACTGCTTGAAGAGTTTAGTGAGCGCTGAAATAGGCGAAGCTGTTAAACCCTTCTGCGAACCAGGAGCATTTCACTCAGCACTACTACTATCAGACGAGGGTTGGGTTTGTCCACATTGCAAAAAACCCGTATGAAATCAATAGTAATCTTTGGAGCTACAGGAGATCTCTGTAGACGAAAACTTATACCCGCTCTGCATTCTCTTCATAAGAAAGGTCTTCTTCCCAATGACCTTGTGATTGCTGGTGCATCCAGAACTAATCATCGTAAATCTAGTTGGTTGGAAACTTTAGGTAACTATAGTGAGGATTTTGTCCATCGTCTTGATTATGTCTGTGCGGACCTAAGCAATCCACAAACTCTAGAAAAACTTGGTACTTGGGCTGAAGATACAACGTATTTTCTTTCTGTTCCACCAGAGAGATATGCTGATGCAATCATCAATCTAAAGGAGGCAGGAAAGTTAGATGACGCAGAAAAATCACGAGTCATTATTGAGAAACCTTTTGGGACCGATCTTCAATCTGCTGATCGTTTACAATCTGTGGTGGCTGGACATCTACGCGAGAAACAAGTATATCGCATTGACCATTATCTCGGTAAAGATACTGTTAATAATATCCTTGCCACCCGTTTTAGCAATATTCTACTGGAACCACTTTGGAACCGGCAGTACATAGAAGAGGTTCAGATCTACGCCACAGAGACCATAGGGTGTGAGGGACGTTCTCAGTATTATGAGACCGCAGGAGCGGTCAGAGACATGTTACAGAACCATATGTTGCAGGTTCTTGCATTGATTGCTATGGAACCACCTTGCAGGAATGATGCAAAAGAAATTCGTAGAGAAAAGACTAAGGTTCTTGCAGCTACGAGACTTGGTGATAATGTTACTTTTGGTCAATATATTGGATATCGTGATGAAGAAGGTGTTGATAATGAATCTAAAATCCCCACATTCGTAGCTGGTGATATCTATGTTGATAACTGGAGATGGCAAGGAGTTCCATTTCATTTTATGACTGGTAAAAAAATGCCAGTGTCTTGTGTCGAGGTAGTGATTAAATTTAAGTCACCACCACAACAACTTTTTGATGGTCATGAATGTAATGATCGTATCGTTATGAGATTGCAACCAGATCCACATCTGGATATGCGAATTGATATTAAGTCTCCTGGACTTAATGATAAGGTTGAACCTGCTATACTACAGTATCATTATCCAACAGATAAAGTTGTAGATGGTTATGAAAAATTATTTTATGATGCCATTCATGAAGATCAATCTCACTTTGTCCATGCAGATGAAGTGTTAGAATCTTGGAGAATTGTGGATGATTTGTTATGTACTGGTGATAGTTGTAGAATGAATACGATCCCATACCTTTATACTCCAGGTGTGTGGGGTCCAGTAAGCAAAACAGATCCTATTACCAAATGGGATTATCCACTCAAGCTTAAATAGACATGACTAAAAAATCCGATGACGAAAAGAAAAAAGAAGTAGAACGGATCGCTAAACACATTCATCCACATGATGATGAACCCGATCCAACTGCACACATGGGGAACTATAACTTTCCTCAAATGATTTTTGCTTTCTGCCTCGGATTCTGTAGCATGTTTGTCTTGGCAATAGACGAAATTAACGACTTTAAGGGTTGTCCAATTCCCGATTATTTTATAGAGGAAGGTAAAAAATGAAAGTAGGAATCATTGGACTCGGCCGAATGGGTGAGGGTATGTCCCGCCGCCTTATCAAACATGGACACGAAGTACATGGTTACAGAAACAATTATGAAAAAGCTCAAGAACAATTTGAAAAGGGTTATATCAGTGGATGTACCACTTCTGTGGAAAGCCTTGTTCAAGTAGTACACCAAGGAAAATCAATTTATGGCGAGAAGTCAGGTGAGACTGTTTATCAACCTGGTGTCTTCATGATGGTTGTACCAGCAGAAACCGTAGAGGAGACGATCAATGAGTTACTACGACATTGTAGTGAAGGCGATATTATTATTGATCATGGCAATAGCAATTTTAAAGACAGTCGGAAAAGAGCAGAACGCCTTTCAAAACTGGGCATCCAATATATTGATTGCGGCACTAGTGGTGGTGTTTACGGTCTGGAGCGTGGATACTGTCTTATGGTTGGTGGCGGAGATACTGCGGTCGCCACTTGTGCGCCAATTTTTAATGCACTCGCCCCAGGAATTGCAGGTGCCCCAAGGACTGAACCTGGCGACTATGTTAGGCAGTCCGAACTAGGTTGGTTACATTGTGGTGGTCCTGGTGCTGGACACTTTGTGAAGATGGTTCACAATGGTGTTGAGTATGGTATCATGCAAGCATATGCCGAAGGATTTAATATCCTGCATGAAGCTAATGCTGGGTCACAGTACGTTAAGGAGGGAGATGCTGAAGTTGCTCCAATGGATAATCCAAAAGACTATCAGTATGATATTAACGTTGCTGAGGTGGCTGAGTTATGGCGTCGTGGTAGCGTGGTTGGGTCTTGGTTACTTGATCTTACCGCTGTTGTACTACGCCGCGATCGAGAGCTTGGCGACTTCGATGGGGGAGTATCAGACTCTGGTGAGGGTCGTTGGACTGTTCACAGTGCTGTGGATCTCGGTGTTCCAGCCCCTGTTATTACTACTGCTCTCTACTCAAGATTTGAAAGCAGAAGACTTGGACGATTCGCAAACAAAGTATTGAATGGTATGAGATCAATGTTCGGAGGTCACGATGTTAGGTAAAGCACTAATGTATGCAGCGATTCCCTTTGTCCTTTCCACAATTTGGTTTGGATTAAAAAGGAATGGTGGATACTATGATACAGATCAATACGATGGTGATGGAACCGCACATAAAGTATTGAAATGACACATGTTCAATTATTTGTTAGAACAGTAATGAATACCCCATGGTGTTTAGGTGTCATGGGTTTCTTACTTGTGTTCGTTCCTATCCTTGGAATGTGGGCAGTTCATCATTATGGATGGGAACATTGGGAACCATTTGCCAAGAAACACAAAGACTAGTATAATTAGTTTGTTGAAATTAAAACTTCAACTGCGGTAGTCCCCTCTGATAGGTTCAGGACTGGCGGCGACAGGAACCTATCACTACGGAATGTAGCTCAGTTTGGTAGAGCACTGCTTTTGGGAAGCAGGGGCCGTAGGTTCGAATCCTATCATTCCGACTTATAAATATCACAACTATGCAAATTTATTCAGTGGAATATTGGGAAAAGAACTGGGATGAATTGATTGAAAGAGTGGAGAACGGAGAACATATAGGAATTAAAAACGAAGAGAGTGGTCATACAGCAGTTATGGTTCCTGCTGATGATGAACTTTTAAAAATATATAGAGATCATAATGAAGCTTCTTGACTGATAGAGTCAGTCTGTTATAATTTTATTCTCCAGCTCCTTTAGCAATCTGGTGAATGCACCGAACTCATAATTCGACTAAGGTGGGTTCGATTCCCTCAAGGAGCACTTGACAGATTCCTGTCAAACCCTTACAATAACTAGGTAATCAACACAAGACAATGACTATCACGGATAAGTTCAAGAAGGACATTCAAACCCTTCGCGGAGCTGCAAACGGCGACTTCTTCCTTGACGTAAAGAATCCAAAACTTTATAAAAAGGTTCGTCGTTTTTACGAAAACAATGGTGTCGTTTTTTCTGGTGATCCCCTTGATGATTATGAAATTCTGATGGAATATGTGTATAATGATCTTGCATCAGTGGAGGTTGCGTGAAAATCCTTCTAGAACGATTCCCCTATCGTTATGTTGAATGTGGAACCCTAGACAATGGGTTCCCCGATTATCGAATTCAGAAAGCCGATAGTTGGACCAAACGTTACAAAGACATGTATCTCTGTGATAATGGTATGCAACTTACTACTGCCATGGAAGACTTTGAATATACGAAATGGTTAGATCCAGATCGTGTTCCTTGTTATGTGAAGGATACAGTTAGAGACACGGATAGTCTTTAAAAGTACTGGTGGAGCCAATCCCCTTTATGCCCGTCGCGGACAGACGTTAATCGTGCCCTGGTCGGGATACCCCCCCTTACATTATGGAACCAGATCCTTACGTTCAATTTCTAGAAAACTGGATACCAGGTATTGGTGAATGTACTGAACTTCACGATAACTTGCATAAGCATTTTAATCTGGGGTTCAGTGTGAATGATGAAGCAAAGTTGCTTGGATTTCAGTTAGGACATCACCCTGCTAGCAATGTTTTCCATGTAATGATCTTTATT